TGCTCTAAGTCGAGTGGCGCCTTCTTCAGCTTTGGCTTCTTGGGCTTCGGCTTGCTCGTGCAGTATTCCTTCTTGTACGGGTTGTCGTTGTAGTGGCTGAGCTGTTTGTTGTACGGACGCTTCATGCGACTTCCCCAAGGGCAACGATGCACATAAAAGCTCGGCGAGCGGACCCGCCGAGTAGTTGTTACTTGCTGTCGCGTTCGAGAAATGCATTACTGACCACTTTGAGCTGAAGCCTGCCGAGTCCGCGCACGTTCCGGTTCTCGATGGCCTTGATGACGATGCCCTCGCGGATGTGGTTTGCGCCGGGGATGAGGGACGGCCCATCGACGAGCTTGAAAATCTGTTCCTTGTCGAACGGCCCTGCGTAGAGAACAGGAACAGTCTGTCCCTTCTCGGGCGTAATCAGGCCGATGGTGTACCACTCTTCAGGAGAGAGCCACTCACCGGCTGGGCTGAGGATATCGAACACCCAGAAGCGGACCTCACCGTCTTTCAGGCCGTAGTGGAAGCCCTTCTGCGTTGGTGCCACCTCGCCATAGAGGGCAAATCCCTTATGGGCGCGACACCAAGCCTCAATCCACGGGTTCTGTGCAAGCGCTTTGCGCCAGATGCAGTCCGAGTCAGGAGACTTCCAGAGGTTCCGCGACCCCGCGTACATGACGCCATCAATGCAGATGAAGCGAGCGTTGCTTCCATGAATCTTCTCCGTGACGAGTACCGGCTCGCCGTCTTGGAAGGCGCCCATGTGGTTCTTGAGCGCTTCCACGTCGTAGGTGGGAATCTTGAAGCTGACCTCTTGGGTGATAAGCTTCTTGGCGCGACCGAAGCCGATGAAGGCCAGGAGGAAGTACAGCCAGCCCCGGAAGGTCTTCGGGTACTTGCGCCGGGGCGCCGCCGCGCTGGTCGAGGTGCCGCGAGTGTTGGACTCGACTTCCACGTCCGGGTTCCAGTGGGTGATGCCCAGAATGTCCGACACGTCCGTGCCCTCAGAGAACGTCGGCGTCACCACGTCGATGATGCCGTTGTGCTGTGTGAGTTTGGGGAAGTCTTCGACGGAAAGGAGCAGCCCTTCGGACCACTCGCCCCGGAACTTGCGGACGGTGATGCGGCGTCGGCGTTCCGGGACGGCCTTCGCTTGGTCGAGACCTACCGGGTCAGACGGGTCTTGGTACGGACCCCAGATAAAAGCGAATGGCTTGGTTTGTGGGACAACTGAGTCAGGCTGGATGTAGACTGCGAGGTCGCCGACTTTGAACTGACCCTTGCCTACGACGCACTGGTAGCCGTCGATGTGGATGAGTTCGAGTTTGTCGGCGTTGGAGTGTGGGAGGATTTCGGTGATGCGAACGACGTTCGCTCGGTGGTTGGATTTCTTCACTGCGGGAATCTCAAGCACTGCTTCGCTCATGGCGCTTCCTTTAGGTTCTGTGTCGTTGCGGTTGAACCCAGCGGGCGCCGGGCTGACAAAAGAGTCTGCTAGTTGACGCTGCGTTTTTCGTGTTCGTGGAACAGGTGATATCCGACCTCGGTCAGGCCGTACACCTTATAGTTGCGGCCCGTCGCCTGGCGTTGCTCGCGGATGGAATCCCGAAATTCATCGGAAGCATCCTCGACCAGGCCCATTGCGACTAAGCTCAGAATCTCGTTTTGGCGAGCCTTGAGCTTGAATCGTTGGGAAGGGATGTCCGTTTGCATCGGCTTAGGTAGCAGAAAGATAGGGACCGTAGACGATGCTGTGTAGGTCAGAAGGCCGTACTGGTACGTGCTCAGTTGCGGAATGTTGGTCAATTTGACAAACCCTCTTATTTCTTACCGGCCATAAAGCTCGATATGAGCTTACTTGCCTGTCCTTTACTCAGGTCGGGCGGTATTGCACGGCCCTTGTAGAATTTGGCTAACAGCTTCATCTGCGCCGGAGTCGCCGGGTCTTTATGCCACGTTTCAACGCGGCGGAGAACTTTCAAGGCTTCCGGGCAAACTTTGTTGATGGTATCGTCAGCAGCAGAGAACGCAGCCTCTATGGTGCCCCGCTCGCCTCTGTATTTATTTCCCTTGATATTAGCAGTTATTTCGTACTTGTCAAGCAGGTTTTGATTGATTTCTATTTTGTCGCCGTTCGGTAACAGCATGACGTAGCCGCCCGTGGGGGACGGATACCAGCTAAGCTCGCTGTTCCCCTCGACTTCTGGTGGGAATTTCACGTCGAAGAGGTTGACGGTCTCGATGTGCTGCTGAAGCTGGGTGATGTCGTCGAGCTTGGCAAAGTCGATGTGCGGGTACTGTTTCTGGGCGTCCTCAAGTTCCTTGACGGCGGTCACAATACCCTTACCGCGCAGGTCCAGCTTGGCGCTCATGCCCATCAGGGTTGGGAGCGTGACGAGCGAGTTGCGGGAGCTGGCGTCCACAACGTCCAAGACGATGCAATCCGTCTTTACAGAACATAACTTGCAGTGCCCAGATAATCCTTGGTCCGCACAAACGTGACCGGTCTTTTTCTCAAGGAACTCATTTAGGTTACCGATACCGTCTTGCAGGCGGGTTCCGCGCCCAACCATCTGAGTGAACTTCACCGGGGACTTGGTAGGTCCAGCCAATATCACACAGCCGATTTGCCAGTCATCGTACCCTTCGATGAGCACGCCGCAGTTGAACAGGATAGTAATCTCACCGGCCCTGTGCGCCGCGAGCTTCTCCGCCCGCTGCGGGTCGTCTCCCCATAGCGCCTCGGCCTTGATGCCGTAGTGCTTGAACACGGCGGCCAGGTCTTTCGCGTGTTGGATGTCTACGCTGAAGCCGACCGTCTGCCGACCCTGCGCGTGGTCAAGCCAAGCTTTTGCGATGAGCTGATTGCGCTTCGGCGTGTTGACGGTGTTCGCAAGCTGGGTCTGGTCGTACTCGCCTTGGGTGACCTTGATGCCGTCGAGGGACGTGTCGGTCGAAATCTTGAAGCCGCGAGGTTCCACAAGCCAACCGTCCTCGATGGCCTGTCTCATGCTGTACGAGAAGACAATCTTCTGGAACAGCTTTGCGAGCGCTTGGCCGTCGCCTCTTTGTGGTGTGGCCGTTACACCAAGCAGCAAACGCTTGTCACCCGGCTCAAACAGCCCAGCGGCCTCATAGATGTTGGTGTAGCTCGACGCAACGGAGTGGTGCGCCTCATCGACGACGAACTTGTCGAACTTCGACCAGTCGTAGTTGTCCAGGCGCTTCGTGCCTTTACGCCCGAGTGTGGCGACCGAGGCGACGATTACATCCGCCGCTTCCGGGTCCGCCCGGTGCTCCGCCATCTCTTTATCAATGCGCAGGGTAGGGTTCACCTTGCTCATCTTTTCGATGGCCTGATCAATTAGCTCCTCGCGATGCGCGAGCACGAGCATCTTGCCGGGATGGGTCTCTTTGAGTTGTTCGGGAAGATGTGAAAATACAACAGTCTTACCGGTACCAGTCGCCATCTGGATGAGCTGATGGGTTGTTCCATGAGCGAGACCATCCTTGATGCTGGCGTGTGCCTTCAACTGATAGGGTCGGGATTCCACTATGCTCCTTTATTACGGAACATCGCGGTCATTGCGTACCATTCCTGATAGGAAAAAGAATCGCATTTGCCCTTGTTGCATCGTTGGCAACAAGGGACGACGTTCTCTACGATGTAGCCCTGTGTTGTGTCTTTTCGGTCTAAGTTGTAGCGACCGGTGCCGTTGTATTCAGTCCATGTCAGGTCTGCTAAACAGTAATGACATCTTTGTTGCTCTGTGAACGTAAGGAAATCCTCATACGTCAAGAACATCGGTATATTCCGGCGCTTAGCATGGCCGCACATAACGCGGTACAAAGCCTCAAATGGCCTATGCCTGTTTGTTTCGGTGCGCAGACAACCGCAACTCTGAGTCCGCTTTGTTGTTAGTTGAGCAGGTGCAACAGTAGTAGTTTTGCCGCAAGTGCATCGGCACTCCCACTTGCGGCGTTTTCCCCGTCTTACTAGCTTCATCGCGGTCAGACGGCCAAACGTCTGACCTTCCAATTCGAGCGCCTTCACTTCTGCTTACGCTCTACCGTAACGATAGTGTCGTTGTGCGCAGCGCCATGCGGTACCAATAGAACCTCCAACAGGTCATAACCTCGGTTTAGTCCGAATCCCATTGAGTTCCATCCACAACAAATAGCTATTCCGCCAGGCCTCAGCATTTTGTCTAGGCCATCCTTGACTTTCTTATACAAACGTGCATTTTGTGTCTGTTCGGACCCACAGGCTCGACCAATGTAACGGTATAGCTCCGCAATCTGGCGCGGACTGTAGGGAGGGTCAAAAAGCACAGCGTCCGCAATTACATGTGCGTGACTTTCTACAAAATCTTCAGCAAGCATGTGAAACTGTGCTTGTGTACTAGGGTCTGCATCGTTTGTCAAGTTGGCTCTTTGGCTGTTACGTGAGAACGGGTCAACGATTATTGCTCCGCCACCCATGGGAGGAAGCCATCTATCCAGTAATTTACTCACCGGGGGTATGGAAAACGTCTCCCCACATGGCATTGCGAATTGTCTGTTGAAGGTTGTAGTGCTCACCGTAGTTATAATTTCTCCTATCGCGGTATCCATCCCTTCTTCCGTATGAACTTCACGAGCAAGTCGTTTTCGAGCTTGGCGATTACCTCGATGACCAGGCGCCCGCCGTGTACGCCCTCGATGTGGCAACAGTGGCAGAGTGTCAAGAGGTTGTTCAGCTCGTCCGCGCCTTCGTGAGATTTGAACTTGACGTGATGCGGATGAAGTCCGTTTCGGTTCTTACAGTGTCGGCAACGCCAGCCGTCACGGATGTAACAAGCCTTTGCCAGCTTCGGGTCTAACGCCATTGGCTCTTCACGCACAGTAGGCATGGAGTCGAATCCGTGTCCGTATTTCCGGCCTTCCTCTGCGATCTCGGCGAACCGGTCGCGTGGTTGATTACGAGCGCCGGGACAAGGATCGCGCCTAGTCCCAGGCCGGTTGATACTACGTTATCCTTCAGAGTCATGTGGCTCCGGTGCGCTCTCTACTCCGAACGTGTCGTCCGTCAGGATGTGAGCGAATGCTGCTTCGACTGCGGCGCTGTCGCTGGCGTCCTTCGATATGCCGTCCTCGTCCTTACCGATGGACCCGATGACGGCTTTTACCTTCTCAATGCCAGGTCGAACGGTGTTCTCCAGAGCAGAGCGAACGAATGGCAGGTTGAGCCAGGTAATGTCGTTCTCACCCGTAAAGCCCTTCAACGTCCGAACATGCTTCACGAGGTCATTGAACTCGATTTCCTCGTTCTTCTCGACGAACCCAACGATGAACTCCTTCATGGGAGTGTCGTTGTTCGTCAGAGGATTGTGGTACATTGCCGACGGGTCGAGCGACGTAATTTGTCGTAGCCGGGCGATGGTCAGCTTCTCGTACTGGGTACGCGGGATGCCGACTTCTCCCATGACCTTCACAATCTTTGGGAGGTACCGGGCCTTGCTTTCCTTCAGGCCCAAGTCCTTCGTGAACTCCATGTAGGTGTTGAACTCGGGCTGATAGAGACCCTTGGATTGAACGATGTAAAGTCGTTCGGCGACATCCAGAGTTTGCTTGTCGATGTTCTGGATAAGGCTTTGCAACTCGGCCCGCAATGCTGCGGACTCTCCGGCGACTGCGGCGCCGACAAGGACGGTACTACTCATCAGACTTCAGTTTCTCCAGTACAGCTAGGTTCTGATGCAGAACCACAAGACCTACAACATCACCACCGTAAGCATTTTTGTGGAATGTAACTAGGTGCTTGCGCTTATCTACTTCTAGTTTCTCGGCTTCGATTTCAGCGAGGACGTTTGCGGTCGATGTGTCTATGATTCTGAATATACTCATGCGACCTCCGGCCCGTTCCCGTCCCCTTCCGGCTTAGGCGCCGGGAATGGAATCAGCTTTCCCTCTTTCCTCTGCCCGAGCACGGGAGGGCCGAGCGGCTGTAGACCGTTCGCGTACTCCTGTATCTGGCGGTCGGCCAGCACGCGGGCGGCGATGTCAATCCAGTTGTCCTCGAACCGAATCGCCTTGTCGTCGATGTAGTAGAGTGCTCCAGGCTTTCCCTTGCTACCGTCGTCGATTTCGTCGTAGGGGATGTCGTTTGCATCTAGGAACGCAATCATGTCCTTGACTCGTTCGCGCTGGAGCGTAGGCTCTTCTGGGCTGCCGCCGTATACTTCATAGTCCCAATGGCATGCCCTACAGCTCCAAATGACAATTTGGAAACCTAACATCTTGAAGATTGACAATGCCTCCCGTGCTCCAGGTTTCAAGGGACCGCATTCAGGGAATACCCCTGCGCTAATCGTGTTGTCGAAATCGACGGCGATGCGCTTAGGTACTGCTGCACTCATAGACCTCCTGGCCGTCAGTCACGGCGAACGGCTTGCTCAGTTCCTCGCGGAAGTTGTGCGCGATGAGCTTCCAGATAATCTTGCTGTGGTTCTTTCCATCCAGCATCGCGAAGCACACCGGGGTGAGTTCTCTCCCGTTTGCTTTCACGTATTCTGCAAACGCTTTGCGCCCGTTGGTTTCTTCATTCATCATGAAGTTGATGTTGGCGCGTTGGTATAGCTGCCGAGCTTGGAGAAGAATCCGTCCGTACTCGGCGTTGAACTTGCATACCCAGTCCTGAATCCAGACCACGAGAGGGGACGCCGGTAGGTTGTTCATCCAGTCGTTGAGCTGGTCTACGTCGCCGCTAGTCAGCATTTCCAGTATGGCCTTCGGGGTAGCCGCGTGAACAACCTTTTGGAGCTTCAGGAATCCCGGATGCTTCACCTTTACCTTGAGCGGCGGCTGACCCGGACGCGGCCACGAGCACACGTACCCCTCAGCATTCGAGCGGTCCTCGGCGAGGATGTCTGCCAAAGTCTTCGCGTACACGTCCGCTACCTTCAGGCCGTTGATGTAGGCCCAGTGGTAGCACTCGTTGTAAGAAGCCTCTTCGCCGGTCTCGTTGTCGATGAGCGCCAGTAGCACCAGAGTGTGCTGCCCGGCGTAGTCTACAACGTGGTGCTGAACGCTCTCCGCTATAATCTCGAACACAGGCGTGAAGCCTACCGGCCACTGCGGGTTCGGGCAGTTCTTTCGGTACCAAGCGGTCGCCCACTCAGCTTGGTCGCTGTGGAACGAGCCTTTTGTCGCGATGCCGGACACGCCTTGATACTTGTACAGGATGCCAAGACTGCCGTCCAGCTTGTCGAGGACGATTGGCTCAGTATTTGGGAGGTTCTGAATCCAGGTTTCGGGCCGGTAGTCAGTGTTGATGGTGAAGAACTTTTCAAACGGCCTTGCAATCACAATACCTTTGTCATCTACAATCAAGCCGCGACACTTCTCAGTAACGCTGTCCCATGCGTTCTCGTAGACTACCTTCTTGCTGAAGGTGCAAATCCTCAGTGGAAGAGTCTTATGATACCTGACATCCACATGACCTGAAGCTATGTAACCGTGTAGAATTTCTGTATCCAAATACTCGGATATGTGCATAAAATGGTGGTTCTGGCTCACGCCGGGGCACCACCCGCGCCCCTCTCCGCCTCGGCACAACCGGTTGGCTGTACGGTAGAGCTTAGATTGTGATTTCGCCTTGGACCACATCCCCGGCACCGTTCGGCTCTACGACCTCAGCGTCGATGACGTTATCGACTTCGGCAATCTGGTCCGCAGCCTCGGCTTCCGCCGACTGGTCCGCCGCCTTGGTCGAGCGGTTGACGAACTGCTTGTAGATTTCGCCAAACTCTTCGCGCTCTTCATCGGAGATGATGCGGAAGTCGGAAAGCTCAGGAACCCAGCTAACAGTTTGTCCGTTCTGTACCCTCTTCGTACTCAGCTTGAAGCCTACGTCGAAGAGGTTGGGGTTCAACCCCTGCTGCTGCATCATGTACAGCTTGCGTGCCAGGTTCTTCATCCCGGCTTCGAATGGCTGTTTAGCCTTCGAGCGGACGTAATACTGGAGCGGCATCTTGTACTTCGTGTCGATGAGAAGAGCGTAGATGAACGACTCGCAAGGCGGAATGTCGGCCTTCTGTTTGGTTTGCCGCCACTTCGTCCAGTCTGCCTTTGGGCAGCCTTCGCACTTGAGGGCGCCTGGAACCTTGGCCTTGATGTCCGGCTTCACCAAGTCGTTCGAGAAACACATTAGGTTCTCGGGCGAACGGTTGAGCTGCCCAGTCTCGCCTGCGTACCACTGGCGGCGCTCGGTGGGCATGACGAGAAGTGTGACGAACAACTCTGGGAACTGGTCTCCCGTTTCGGAAATCCGAAGATGACCCTTGATTGCTCCCTCGGCTTGGGTGTTGGGCTGATTGATGCTGAGGGTTGCGGGCTTCAGTTGAAAGAGCTTCGATGAAAAGTCGATGCCTAAGCCGCCCGTTGGCTTTGCTAACGCGGTCTGATTATTCAGGACCGCAAGATTTGTGTTGCTCATTTACCTCCTGGTCAGTATTTGACACAATGGGCGCTAGGCCCGGTACAACATTTTGAAGCTAAGCAGAAAGAGTGCTTCGGGTATTTACTTGACTAGCTTACTAAATTAGCGGAGATTTGTCAAGTGGTTTATGTTTGTCATTTTGACCAACTTCGTTGTCTACGCCGATGTATAAGAACAATTTCCCGTTCGCCAAAGTACCGATGCTTGAAGAGGATGAGTGCAAACATCGTCGAGCGTGTAGTCAGCTTCCGTTGTCCACCAATACGGCAGAACAATTTGACCGATAAGCCAATACGTCACAAGGCAAATAAGGACGACCATTCTATTATCCTTTCGGTGCTTCTAGCAGTAGCGTGGACTTGGGCGCCCCAAGCGCCAGGACCGCGCCAGCCGCGCTGGGTTCCAATTCTACGACCTTATCGACCATCTCCGGCGACGGAGGGCACATGGTACCGGACTCGTTGAAGGGTTCGTACCTTGGCGTACTCGGTACGCTTGCCTCTTCACAGATTGTTCCGTCTCCGAGTGTGGCCGGATGATTCGTCCGGTACTTCGCCAGGCACGTTTGACACGGGTCGCCTCCGTTGCACTTCGGGTACCGGGTGCCTTTGTACTTGTCGGCCTTGGGGCACTTCACCTTGAGCGCGGCTTCGCGGGCGGTCTTCTTGTCGGCCTTCTCTTTGACCTTCCGAGCTTTCTCAGCGGCCTCGGCCTCTTCCCTCAAGCGCTGCTTCTCGGCCTTCTCCTGGGCGCGGAGGTAATCGGTCCGTTCCTTGACACGGAGCTTGATGCTCTCGACGGTTCGGGACAGGACAAGCGCTGTGTGGAAGCCTTTCCAGTCCAGGTCGTAGGTGGATGCGTCGGCATACCACGGGTCGAACTCGGCGTCTTCTTTCCCGAGCCGGATAATCCAGCGGTCGGTAACAATACGCTCAGTCCATTCGAGCTGCTTATCGTCTTGCCCGTGGACGAACTCCGTCTCCTCGTTGTACGCCTGCATGTACGCGGCGGTTTGGAGGAGGTACTCGATGTAGAGATAGTTCGAGGTCTTCCAGTCGGAAATCGTCAGCCGGTCCTTGTACGCGGGGCGCCCGGCGCATCCCCGGCACTTCGGGTTGTCGCACGAGTCCACGATGCACAGGCCGTCGAGCGTTCCGGCATAGCCGTATCTGCGGCTATAGATTTTCCGCTCCGTCGTTATCCAGCGGACGTTGTGGTCCCGCATCCAGTCGAGCGCGGCCAGGCAGCAATTCGTTGCTCGCTCGTCCTCGGGGAACTTCGCCAGCAGCTCTTCCTGCCGGGCTTGGTCATTCGCAAGTACCGCCTTGATGTACCGCTCAATCCAGGCGTGTGCAATGTGGCCGATGTCTCCGGCCTCTTCGAGCTTGTCCTTGTGCGCCGTCTTCCCGGCGAGTACCAGGTTCTCGTACTCTTGGTAGTCCATCTGCCGGATGACCCGCTCGCCGGTCGGGAGCGTCATGATAGGCGCGTCCGTCAGGAGCTTTGCGGCCATCTGTTTGCACGCCCACGGAATGAGAGCGTCAGAGCGGTCTATGATATGACAGATGCTTGTGACGCCATCTTGCGGCTCTAGTCCGCCCGGCGTGACAAGAAGATATTGATGGTCCTTTGGGTCGTACCGGAGGGTGACCGTACCGCCGTAGAAGGTGTATTCCTCGGTCATTCCCCCAAACTTGTTTATGAACGATTGCAGTGACATAAAAAAGATGCTTCGGCTCCGAAACCCCCTTAGTATATTTTTGTACTAAGGGGGTTTTGAGCTTCCTCTTTCTTGGCCCGTCCGTACCGAGCATGGGTGAGATTGCAAGTGTAGTCGGGAGGAAGAGACTACACTCATCTGCCGCATTTGCTCCTAAGCGGCAAACACCCATCGGACCAAGAATCATTCGACCCGCCGATTTGAGCAGTTGCTAGTTGTCTTTACCGCCAAGAATGTGCCTTACGGCAGGGATGCTCCTGGAAGTCTCACTCACCTTCAGGTGAACCTAGCATTTAGGCTTGGCGGGTCATCTTCGACGGCTTAGGCTCGGTCTAGAACAAAGAGCAATTTCCCGATGCGCGTACAGTAGATGTTGCCACTTTGTCATTTCGCTTCCTTGAGGTCGTCGATGGGTACGGTGACCAGCCGCCCGTGTCGCGGGCCGATGGGCCGTACCTTCACCGAATGTTTGTCTACCGAGTCCAGGTGGCCGTAGTGCCAACCGTTTCGGTGGAAAGCTACCATCTCTCCGACCGACAGTACGGCGCCCGAGGGCAGTTGGACGGTAATCGGCGGGGCAGCCTTCTTGCGGGGCATAGGTTAGACCTGCGTCTGATGGCGCCGGTTGAAGCGGGCGACGAGTCGGTCGGTGATGACGGGCGACTCGGGCGTGGGCTTCTGCGGCTTTGGAGCTGGACGCTTGAAGTTGTGCTTCACGAACTTCTTCTGCGGCGGTGCGCTCGGAGTGCTGGCGGCTTCCTTGGCCGGGATACGAGCGGGCTGCGGACGCTGCCCTTCTTCCTTCCTACGTTCAAGGCGCCAACCCTTCTCCCAGAGGTCGCGAGCGGGCTGTTTGCTGTGCGGGTTTCCGCTGATATGGATGAGCATCCGGTAGGCATCGCGCCCGGCCTGGATAGTGGGCTGATTCTTTTTTTGCTGGAGTTTCTTCTCTTGTTCTGTCAAGAGGTTTGTTTCCTTGTGTTGGCCCTGCTACCAATCCGCCCGAGGTCTTCGGTCCGGTCTTGGGTGCTACGAAAGTGGGAAGGGTTTGTTGCGTTGTCGGTATCTATCAATATCGATTTGATGCAAGTCGTGGACTTCTAGCAGCCCGACAAAATTAGCATCTGGCGCCCAAGTGCTGATTGCGTCAATGATGGCCCGCTTAGTATCGCCGCTGGCTATGAAATCATCGACGATGACATAGCGGTTAGCGGCCCGATTACCTTCCACTCGCATTTTGGAATGAGTCTTGTCCTCCGGCTTACGGACTAGAATCATCTGCTTTTCCATTGCAGTGGCGATGGATGGACCCAAGAATGCTCCGGACATACCGCGAAAGGCTATGGTGTCAAAGTCGTACTCTTGGAGAACTTGCTGCGCGAGTATCAGTTTCTTCATAAGCCTGATAGGGTCGAGGAACCCCCTCATATGATCGGAACTCTCTATAAACGCCATCTCTGTCCTCAGTTGATGAATTGACAGTAATTCAAGTTTGTCAATTTGTCAAACAATTTTTTTCCCTTGCAATCGTCCCGAAT